ATACCCAGTAGAAATACCATTACATAAGATAATAATAAGTCAACCTTGCGTTGTCTGCGTTCTAATATCGGATAGTCAGGTATTGATCTGTGATACTTTTCCCAATACTTTTCCATCTGTTCTATTTCTTTTTTGTTCATCATATTCTCCAAATGTTACCGTGAGTAAACTCACGCTTAAAAAACTTAGTTAAAAATGAAACCCTCGTAAAACATAAAAAATCTCCCTCACCTATAATTATATTGTACCAAAACTTTACAAATGTCAAATAGATTCGGTCGACTTTTTCACTCGGCAGCGACCTTAAAATAAGATAAAAACAAGTGTGAATAGCGGGTAGGGTTCCTAGTTTGTGGATAACTTCGGCGTTGCTTAATTTTTAAGCGGATGTTGTAAGATGTTGTTTTACTTGGTGTTTTTTGTTTGTTCCATTGTTCCAAGCTGTGATACTTTACTAACGAGACTGGAACAAGGTGGTTTTGCTTAAATTTTGAGCGGATTGTGTTTGACGGGGTATAGCTATGTTATTGTTTTTCTTATTATTTTATTATTATTATATTGGACTAAGTTATCCACAGTTTTAATTGTTCCAATGTTCCAAGCAAATATGAGTACCGTTGGACTTTGCTACACTGCGTAGAGAAGTCTCTTGATTAGAACTTCGTCCAACCACACATACCCTGTCAGAAACACTGGAACATTGGAACAAGCCACGCAAGTACTTGATTTAAAAAAAGAAAACCTGTTCCAACCTAGTCCAACAAAATGGAACATCGCTGGAACAAAGTCGTAAATCGTCTGGAACAGACTTGGACGCAGACAAAAGCAAACTACTCAGTCCATCATCTAATGATCTCATACACGATACTCTACCTTGTTCCATTAGTAAACTTTGTAGCTGGAACAAACTCCGTCCAACTTTACAAATGACGCCGTGAGCAAACTCACGCTTCGTTGGACTTTGTGCCTATCGCTCGCGACGACTCGTAACTGGTTTCAGGGGTTCGCTCTCGCTCTCTCGCTAAGAACTGGTTTCATTTTTTGAGGGCAAAAAAAAGCCCCGCCGAACCGAAGTCCGACAGGGCGTGGGAAGTTAAGACTTATTTAAGTGGGAAGTCTTTTAACCATTGTTTCAAGGCTTTATCCTGATCAGGTGTAAGCACCTCGCCTTTAACTCTACCAGCTACAACCATTTTGCTAAACTTCGCAAAGTGAGTAAGCAACCGAGTTTTTAGATCAGTTACAGTAGCTACGTTAGTAGGCTTACCAAGTGACTTCTTATAAGCCTTGATCAGATCAGACTTAAGATCACGCTTTTGACCACGTATGAAAGTCTGGACTTTCTCACGAAGTGGCGCAACCCAATCTTTTAGACTTGGACCAAGTGGACCAAACTCTTTTGACTTAGGGTTTCCCATAAGACCAAACTGAGAGCCTGTTATATCAATGTAGGCAAAGCGTGGAGTAAGTACCACTTCGGTAGTGATTTTCTTATCCGTTACGCTAGCAACATCAACATACTTATTACCGATAACACCAAGTCCAACAGTTTCCTGATCCTTGTAGCGTTGATCAAACTTATCGAACGAGGCTTGAGTTAACTGATTATCGATGGACTCAGGTAGGTTAGATATAGCGTTATCAATCACGTCTTTGTAGATTGTAGCGCTTTCACCTTTAAGAGCCTTCTGTTGTAAGTCTTTGTCCGCATACTGCAAAACATCAGGTAGCATAGCTTTGACTGCGTCATCCTTCTTAGCTTTGCTATCTACATATGCTGACATATTGTTATAAAAATTACCTTTTGTATTATTAGCTGTATTAGCCATAATAAACTCCTTATATAGTTAAAAGAAATACTCACAAGTTTCCTTGCTTGATTGTTTTATCTCATACACCATGTTCTATGTCAAATCGTGAGCAAACCCACGCTCTCAAACGGCACGCTCTCTATGCGCGCGAGGACACATAACTGGTATCAAGGGAGCCGAAGCCCCCTCGAGTTCCTACTTGATGTTGCGCCATGCGCTACTCAGCATGATATACAACAGCCACATTTGATTTATTACTGTGACGAATGCAATACCAAACACTAAACCGAGGTTATTGTGAGACTCGTAAGTGAATAACACTACAAAGGTTACTGCTACTAATCCTACTACTATTTTCATTTGCTTATATATTTTGTCCATAAGGATCTCCATATAGTTAAAAGAAGGGGCCGAAGCCCCTCGGTTAGTTGGCGAGTGCTGAAACCCCGCCGCTATAGATGACGTTCTTAAGAAACTCAGTGTTCCTATATATCACATCACCTGATGGTCTCAACTGCGATTGATGCTTGCTAGTCGATACCGAATACTTATCGTAGTTACCAAACCATACATGCATAAGTGCATCATATACATACATGGGAAAGTGTGTACCATAAGAATAAACTACATATACATCACCTTGCCATCTAGCCATTGTATGACTACCTGTGAACTCAGCTCTGTTATCTACATAAGTTCGTGCATCTTTGTTTGCTACTTTTGCTATACTACTCATATTGCTCTCCTATAAACGTTTGAACTACAAAAATGTCAGGGCTGTTAATTATAAATACGAATCAAAGCCCCCCTAAGTTACTTATTAATTAATATTAATAACGATATAACTAAACCTAAAAATATGAATAACAATAAATAAAAGTCTAATGTATACATATATAAATCTCCAAATAGTTAAAAGGTAAAAAATAAATAACAGAAATGTATCTGCTATGATTACTTTTTACCAAATCCACAGTCTATGTCAAATTACCCACCCATCCCCCATCCACCATTTGGCAGTTGATGGTACCTACTACGCACTACGCACTAAGTCTTACACAAATCACCAGCACATATTTGAATCCCAAGTACCCCTACCCCCTTACTTTACAAACACCCCCCGTCACTTAAATAAAGGGATGGTTAACAAAAAATATATTGCACAATTTAACAAAAGGCATATAATATTAATCAAGGCATAGATGTATTTCCTTTCATTACTTCCAACATCTACTCCTTAGTTAAAAGAAGAAACTCACTCTCTCGACCCCGGTAACTCTCTGCCGGGGTTTTTTATTTGCGACTGATTCTCGTTTCTGCATAACATCGCACCGGTAGGTATAATGTTATTTTTACTAGGAGAACACTATGCGAGAAAAGTTATTAACAGCGTTAGAAGCTCATGCTAAGGGGCACATAGAAAAACATCGCATCAACGTTGAAGTCTACTTAACTAATCCAGTTGGAATTGGTGAACACGGCGATATTATTGAAACGATTGAAAAAGAGCTTGACGAGATAGCTAAATATCAGGATCATTTAGACATTATTAAGAAGTACTTTGGTTAAAGTTCTTTGGGGTCAAACCCATAAACGGAGGCTATATGTCTGATGATGGATTTGAAACGTTTGTTCTCATGGTCGTGGTATTCATCTTCTTTTACTTTGTAACAGTGTAGGTGAGCCATTTCATGAAGTAGTGTTTTACAGATCGTATCAAAGTGAGCATTGCGAGCACTACTAATATAGATCGTATTTTCTTCGGGAGCAAACTCTCCCATAATATCTTTGCGTCGTGTCACTTTAAGTTGGATCTGATGAGCATGAGGCATGTCGAGTTTATCAAACGGTTCCATGCGACAGAAAGTCTTATATAAGAGTTTGAGGTTTGCGTCCGTAAGCAGACTCAAGACCAAGCCTTTCCAAGTGTCCAAAGGTTAACAGGACCAAACTTTATCTCTTTCCATTCTATTTGCATTTGGGATACTTGGGGACAAAACCCTCGGGAAGTTGAACATAGTCTTGATGTAAACACGCTGTTGACCACGATTTAAGATCTCCTTTTACACATTCTTGGAAGTACTGTGTTGCGTGTGCGCATGACTCAAAGTTACCGATATATTCTCGGCTGTCATCTAAATACAAAACTAATACCCATTCAAACATTTTAACATTATACGCTTTTTTATAAATTATGTTACAATTCGGTTTACTAGCTGCAAATTAAAAAAGGTGTAAACAGCGACACATGAGTAAATTAAAAATACCTAAATTATCTCCCGCAGAAGAAAACGATTTATTTGAGCCTACAGTTGTTATGCCAATGATTGAGGAAGATATTCCTATACCTAAAACAAAACAAGAAGCTATCCCAGAAATGAGTCTGGAACAAGAAGTTGAGGTAAGAAGTAATACAATTAAAACAATTGCTGACATAAATAATGAGGACATAGCTCCAAGTAAAGAACACGAAGAACAAGCAAAACAACTTGCTCGAGAAATGATAACAAATCGAAACTTAAAACCTGAATTTGGCCAGTATCCGAACGAAACAATGGCGTTTTTAGCAGGATTAGTTAGTCAAACTAACTGCATGATTGTTGAAGAACTCGCTGATTTAAAATTATATGTTGTTAATAATGCAGTAAAAATTCATGAAGCTGCAGAAAGTGTTCGTGATAAGCTCGGAGCCCTGCGAATGATTGGAGAAATCGACGGAGTAGACGCCTTTAAAAAGAAAACAGAAATTACTCATGTCACTAAATCAGGCCAAGAGCTTGAAGAAGAGCTAAAACGAACTATTGAAGAGCTAAAAGGTCGAGTAATTGAGGGCGAAGTGATCGAAGACGAGGATGAATTCGACGATGATCAGTAAAAAAGACCTATTATTGCTTGAACAAGCGCTGCCTCACATGACAGAGAAGGAGCAACAACGCAATTTACAGCTTTTAAAAGAGTATAAACAACAAATTACGAAAGATAGAGGCTCTAAACAATTTTTAGATTTTATAAAACACGTATATCCCAACTATATTATAGGAGATCATCATAGACGGCTGGCTCAACTCTTTGAAGACATTGCTAACGGCAAAAAGAAACGAATTATTGTTAATATTGCTCCTCGACATGGAAAGAGCGAACTCATCTCGTACCTCGCGCCCGCGTGGTTTTTGGGTAAGCACCCGGCGAAGAAGGTTATTATGGCATCTCATACAGCTGACCTTGCAGTTAATTTCGGTCGTCGAGTGCGTAACCTCGTGGGTAGCGACGCGTATAAAGACGTGTTTCCAAATATTGAGCTCCAAGCTGACAGTAAATCAGCATCCCGATGGGGAACCAACTATAACGGGGAGTATTTTGCGATTGGTGTTGGTGGTGCTCTTGCTGGTCGTGGTGCTGACTTGTTTATCATCGACGATCCTCACTCGGAGCAAGATGCAAAGCTGGGTAAACCAGACGTCTTCTTACCAGCATGGGAATGGTTTCAATCAGGACCGCTACAACGTTTAATGCCTGGCGGCGCAATTATTGTTGTGATGACGAGATGGTCTAAGTTAGATTTGACTGGACAGATTGTGAACCAAATGATTAAGAATGATGAGGTAGATGACTGGGAAGTTGTTGAATTTCCTGCAATTTTAGAAGATAAAAACGGTGAAGAAGTTCCATTGTGGCCTGAGTTTTGGCCATTAGAGGAATTAAGGTCTCGTCGTGCTGCATTAGACGTTCGTTACTGGAATGCACAGTACATGCAAAATCCAGTATCTGAAGAAGGTGCACTAATTAAACGAGAATGGTGGAACGTATGGGAAAAAGAAACGCCTCCTCCATGTGAATTTATTATTATGACGTTGGACGCGGCTCAAGAAGCTAATAATCGCTCAGATTATAATGCATTAACTACGTGGGGCGTATTTTTTAACGAAGAAACCAATAATTATAATATAATACTACTGAATGCAATAAAACGGCGATTAGAATTCCCAGAGCTAAAGCAGCTTTGCATTGAAGAGTATAAAGATTGGGAACCTGACGCCTTTATTGTTGAAAAGAAATCAAATGGGGCTGCACTCTACCAGGAGTTCAGACGGATGGGTATTCCTGTCGGAGAATTTACTCCAGGTAAAGGTCAAGATAAAATTAGTCGCGTAAATGCTGTATCAGATTTATTTAGTTCTGGTATAGTATGGGCTCCGGATAGACGATGGGCTCATGAAGTTGTTGAAGAATGTAATGATTTTCCATCTGGTGCTAATGATGACTTGGTTGATGCAACAACACTAGCTCTTGCTCGATTTAGACAGGGTGGATTTATAAGGTTACCCAGTGATGAAGAAGATGATATACCTGGTTTTAGAAGTCCTGCTCAAAAGCGGCTATATGCTGTATAGAGTTGTAAGATTTACAAATTTAATACTTCTAATTATCGTAAATTTGTTAGAAATACAAATTAGAAAACTTTTTAGGAAATAATTATGGCAGCAAATGACATAGATAAAGGGATAGCTCAAGCACCTCAAGGCATAGATGACATGATGGCTAAAATGGCTAACATGGAACCAGATTTAGAAATTGAAATTGAAGACCCAGAAGAAGTTACCATTAAAGCAGGAGGGCTTGAAATCGAAATTGATCCTGATGAAATGGAAGACGATGAATTTAATGCTAACCTTGCGGAAGAAATGGATGAACAACTTCTTCACAATTTAGTAAGTGATTTACTAGAAGACTATGAGGGTGATTTATCTGCTCGCCGCGATTGGTTAGATACTTATGTAGATGGATTAGATTTATTAGGGTTGAAATTAGAAGATAGAAGTGAACCTTGGGAAGGCGCGTGTAATGTTTACCACCCTCTCATGACTGAAGCGCTTGTTAAGTTCCAAGCCGAAACTATGACCGAAACATTCCCCGCTGCTGGTCCAGTCAAAACAAAAATTATAGGAAAAGAAACAAAAGAAAATCAAGAAGCGTCTGCTCGTGTTCAAGAGAACATGAACTATCAACTCGTTGACGTGATGACAGAATATAGACCCGAACATGAACGTATGTTATGGGGTTTAGGACTAGCGGGTAATGCATTTAAAAAAGTGTATTATGATCCAAGTTTAGGTCGACAAGTTTCGATGTATATTCCTGCTGAGGACATAGTTGTTCCTTACGGAGCTTCTGATTTAGAATCGGCGGAACGTGTGACTCATGTCATGCGTAAGACAGGAAATGAACTTCGCAAATTACAAGTCGCAGGTTTTTATCGAGACGTTGATTTAGGTGAGCCCTCACATGACCTAGAAGAAGTCGAAAAGAAAATTGCAGAGAAGATGGGATTCAATGCAACCACAGATAATAGATTCAAACTTCTTGAGATGCATGTGGATTTAGATTTAGAAGGTTATGAAGATGAAGACGACGGAGAAAAAACAGGGATTGCTCTTCCATACGTTGTAACCATAGAACGCTCAACACAAACTGTTTTATCAATTAGACGTAACTGGAATCCAGATGATGATACAAAACAAAAACGTCAGCACTTCGTACACTATGGATATGTACCAGGTTTTGGATTCTATTGTTTTGGTCTAATTCATTTAATAGGTGCTTTTGCAAAATCAGGCACAATGATATTACGTCAATTAGTTGACGCAGGTACTTTATCAAACTTACCCGGCGGGTTTAAATCAAGAGGACTTAGAATTAAAGGAGACGATACACCAATCGCTCCAGCTGAGTTCCGTGATGTAGACGTACCGTCTGGCACAATCAGAGATAACATATTACCTCTGCCTTATAAAGAACCCTCACAAGTTCTCAATCAGTTAATGAATCAAATCATTGAAGAAGGTAGACGATTTGCTTCTGCTGCAGATTTAAAAGTTTCTGATATGTCTTCTCAAGCTCCTGTTGGGACTACACTCGCTATATTAGAACGAACACTCAAAGTGATGTCGGCCGTACAAGCCCGCATTCACTATGCAATGAAACAAGAATTTAAACTTCTTAAAACTATTATTCGTGACTACACTTCCCCTGCATATGCATATGATCCGTCTACAGGTGAACGTGGTGTTAAACGTGAAGATTATGATTTAGTAGAAGTTATTCCAGTATCTGATCCAAACGCAACAACAATGGCGCAAAAAGTTGTTCAATATCAAGCAGTTATGCAATTAGCGCAGCAAACACCAGACATTTATGATTTAGTGGAATTAAATCGACAGATGTTAGATGTGTTGGGCGTTAAAAATGCAGAGAAATTAATCCCTAACAAAGATGAAGTTAAACCAGTTGATCCTGTATCAGAGAATATGAATATTCTTAATAGTAAACCGGTAAAAGC